GTCAAAAGATGTGTCGTCGTATTTAGAGCCGTATTCTTTACCTAAATCATCAATGATAAGTACCCGCACATTTAACCAGTCAAACCTGCAACGACCGTGAAACCCATCTAACTCATAACTCATCTCACGCTTGTCTTCGCCCTCCATATCAAAGGCAGACTTTTTTTGGGATAAAAACTCTGGGTATGTCATGTAATACACTGGGCGAAATTTTAACCCGAACTCTTTGTGGTTTAAACCCATCAAATTTGCTGCCAACACTTCGTCTTCTGGCATATTCCGTACTATCTCCATAGCAGCTACAACTGCGTGGGTTGTTTTTCCTAACCCTGGACCACCATCAAAGACAAGTCCAACCCCGTTAATCCCTATATTCCCAATGCTTTTTATAACTTGACCAGATGCTACGTCATCAATCCATGACGAAACTTCGTGAGGAAAACTTCCAACTCGTTCAATAATGTCGTTAGGTTCTAATCCAATAAATCTTCTTGGTATATTAGAAGTTCTTAATAACCAATGTTTTTTTAACGGGGATAACTTATTTACGTCATACATCCTGCGATCCCTCTTTCAATTCTCCGTTATAATTCAGTTTAAACTTTGCCTGTAAAGTTTCGTCGTACTCAACAGAGACAAGCCCCAACTCATATAAATGCATTAGGGCTTGTTCTAACTCGTCTTCCGTCACTTATTATTCTGCGTTTTCCTTTAGCCATTGAGCAAATGCAATTGGCTTTTCCTCTTCAGAAACTGAGTTCTCTTCTAAGTACTCAAGAAAATCAGGGTCTTTGTATAGGTTATCTGTACTCACGACTTAAACTCCAATACTCCAACAAATGCGGTTGGCTTGTCAGTTTCTGCATCAACTTTTGATGGCACTAGTTTGACACTCTTGCGAGGTGTCATCGCTACTACCTGTTCCTTAATCCAACGCTTACCTGCGGAAGCATTCTTCCACGCAGCTTCTGAACTAACAGCTTCTGCTGGTTGCATTGAGTTTGGATTTCCAGCATCAACTGCCGGGGTAAGAAGGCTTACGTTTGCTAACCAAGCTCCACCCTTTTCAGTGTTGAGTGTGAGTGTTGCCGTGAACTTTTTTGTTATCTTTTTTGGCACTGTTAAATCCTTTCAGGATTGTTAAACGAACTAAAGTAAACGTCGCTATTACAAGGACTGCATATGCAATAAGTTCCATCAAAACCCCTTGAGCTTTTTTTCGTAACGCTCTAACTGGGAACGACCAGATAGAGAATTTTGAAAAGTACGACCATCACTTGCAATCAGCTTAGCAGATACTGGGGCGGTTTCTAACTTTGCTGTGACCTTGTTTAGGCCCAAATTCTCACGAGCTTGGTTCATTTTGGTACCAAAAGAAGCTAGGTATACCTTGTAGAGCATAGGAGCTTCATCCCCAATGTTCTTAAAGTTACGTTCATCCCCAATGAACAGCCTTAGTAACTCAAGCTCTATCAAGGGGGTCGTACCGTACTGGGTACGAAACTTCCTCAATGCCCCAGATAGTTGCTTCACATTAACTGTGCCGGGTAAAAGGGGGTACTTACGACCGACCTGGTAGCTGAACTCAGCAGCGACATCCATGGCAGTCCATTCATGCTCTGGTCGTTTGCCACGAGTCTTTGGGTCTGTCTTGCGAATCATAGGCTGAGGCTCAGCGTTTGGCTCAAGCAGTCCGAACCCTGCAAGGGAGTCACCGTCGTCTTCATATCGTTTCATAGGTACCCGAATTTCTTTTGTGAAACCTACGGTTTCAGATTCTTTTAATTTATTACTATTAACTACTTGGTCATTAGGTACTAATGGCTTATAGCTAGGATGGCTAGTACGACCATTAGTCACATAACCATGTGAGGTGCGGTAATTTTTTACCAACAACGGCTCCCCATCTTGGTAATTTTTTACCAACAACGGCTCTTCATCTTGGTAATTTTTTACCAAGATAAGTTTCTTTCCTTGGTACCCATTGGCCCGTTTAGTAGCCTTAGTAAATATCAGTCCAGCATTTTCTAAGGCCTGTAAAGCGCTACGAACGGTCTTATCACTGGCTTTGTTACTCTCTACACACAGATCAGCTACTGAGGTCTGTAGTAGCCCTCCAGGGCCCGCTAAACGGCATAATATAGCCAGTAACCTAAACTGGTAATCGGTGATGTTAGCGGTAAAGGCTTCAGGAGGTAATGTCATCAGTGGTTATTCCTGGTCGTCAAAAGGTGAGATGTCTTTTTTTCTCATCTGGGTTGTTAGATGTTCCGCTACTGCCTGGCCCAGCGAGTCCATCACAGTTGCTGCAATGTACGCAGCCATAGAGTCAGCAAATACCTCTAACGCTTTGTGCACCACGTCATGAAGCTCGTTTGAATCCATGCCAAAAAAAGGATCGTCGTCTACCTCAATCGGGTCTAGCTGTTCTGTAATGTCCCAAATGTCCAACGCTAAATCTTCAACGGTGTGCAAGATCAAATGATTTTGCATACTGTCTGTCCAGACCATACCAACAGCTGAGTTTTGGTCAAGTTGACGTAGGACTTCTTGGATTGGCTCATCACATACGACTGTAGAATCCACCTGTTTAATTATGTGCTCTAGATTTTCTGCGTCTTTAAAATACACCGTTACCTTTACCCTGTTCTCTAAGCATTTTCTAATAACGCTCTGAGAGAAGTCATCTTGATTTGCCTTTACTGGAAAAAGAATCTCAGGAGATTGTTCAGAGTATTGGCTTATTATTTGATCAATCCCGTTTGAAACGTCTAAGTTTTCATCCGAAAATATAGCAATCTTCATTATGCCCCAAGTCTTGGTAGTTGTCGTCTATCTGCAGTGAACACTGCGGGTTTGTTAATGACCTTGTTTAAGATTAACACGATAAAAGCTGTCGCAGGAACAAGTACTAGAAATTCTTTTTCTATTTTGAAAAAGCATGTTAATGCGCCAAAACTTAATGGCAAAGAGAGTATCTTATAGACCATTTCTTTTTCAAAAAATAATCCTAATAGGATGTCTAGTAATTCAATTGCAAATGTAACGGCTATGCCTGACAGGAACGTTGCTATAAGTAAATTAACCATGAGCGCATATTACACCGCTGTTAGGTTAGTAAACTCCGGACCGGCAGGTGTGGTGATTCTCCACCAACAATTCATTGGTACCCACTCTTGCATTGTGTAAGCAAGTTTAGGTATTTTTATAGGCTTTGATGGGTACTCCAATGAGTATGATTGATGAGCTGTTCCAGCCCATTCCACACCAAGTTGTTCTGGCATTGACCCATCAATGTAATCTGTAGCTTCAAAAGCGTGCTCTGCTTGAACCATGTCTAAAAGAAGAGTTCCTGCAGTTCCGCTAAACGTTACAGTGGCGTAAGACGCATCCGAAAACGCATCAATTAAACCAGTCAACGAGTGTCTTACCCAAGAGTTTGATACAGGGTGTGTTTCAGAGAATGTTTTTTGCAAGACGTCATTTGAGTTGTAAATTTTTATTTCCATTAGCATGTTGGTTATATCTGCAGACTTACAGTACATAGAAAATGTAAAGTAGTTACCTGGTTCCACACTTAGATGATTGACGTTAGTTATAGACCAATTTCCTGCAGCAACAAATTGACCGCTGTAAGTCCCAGCATAGCCATCTGATGGCACATCGGTATTTTGACTAAATGTTGTACCTGTTAATGACCAACCAGTTGAGTCTATTTCAAAAGACGGGTTGGTTATGTAGTTAACTTTTTTTGCCATCAAGTTTAAGTTAACAGCGCGAGCTTCATCGTACACAAAAGAATCCCCTGTTTGCATAGAGACTTGGTCCACATAATAAGTTCCGGTAGTGTCCCAATCAATTTGAAGCCGTGCGTAATAAGAGGTGGAGTCTGAAGTAACGGTTATGTTTACAGGTTTCCATGTGTCGTTTGCAGAGGCCGCTGTGGAGGTTTGTAATGCAGATGTTTGTACGCCGTTTCTATCAAAGAATTGAACAGAGATAGTCATGCTTCCAGCACTTGTTGGTGAGCGCATGTAGAAGCCTGCGGTGTACTGTGTGTTTGGAGTTACAGGTACTCCGCGTGTGATTGGAGCATCTGCACCTAAATTCATGGAACCAATGTCAGTTGCAACTACTTTACACGAGTATTGATGGTCAATTACGTTATCACTGTAAAGCGGTGTTATATCCGTACTTGGTGTAAGAGTTGCTTTTTCAGAGTACCAACGACCAACAGATTCATAAAAAGTTGAGTCTTGAACTGAAAGCAATAAGTTTTGGGAGATAGTTGCTGTGG